TACAAAAAAAATTTCTCAAAAGTCTACAAAAGGTATTCTACAATGCGTAATGATGTATGTGAGCGGAACGCAAAAGCCGCAACAATCCTTCCTCTCGGCAGAGATGGCATCATAAAAACTCTAAAAGAGTACACGATGGATGAGGCCCAGTTGGGAATCAAAAAAGCGCTGAAAGACAGTAAGCAAAAGGATGTTTCTCTTAAGAAGCTAACCCTGGTACTCATCAATGATGAAATTGACCGCGTTACTAAAGGTCTTTTCAAGGATTTGAAGCGACGTCTCGAAAACGCTGAAAGCCGTCACGAAAAAGAAGCGGTATTCGACGCTCTTGAGTACAGATTGCGTTTCCTTGCAGAGCATATCGTAGCCAAGTCCTACACTTATGCTTACGCAAAAACTTGCGAACAGCTAGGGATTAAGAAAGTTTATGTCGACTTCGGCAAAAGCGACGATAAAAAGTCACACGAGTCGATTATCGACACATCAAACTTCGCCCTAGAGGATATACCTCCATTTCACGCATACTGTACATGCAATCTGGCAATCAATAAATAGAGCAGGAGGTGATGTAGCGAAATGGCAATGTTTATACAGGAATTCTGTGGCGACAACCATGGCATTTCGACCAGCATAGTAGAAGACGAGAATCTTGGCGTTGGTCTTAATGTTACGGAAAGCGGTAACTCTCCGTTACCCATTGACCCGAATTCCATCAATGTTGATGTTGAAGGTATTCACGCCTTCCCGCATGCAACACGAAACTTCACAAGATACATGCCTAAGTGCTTAAAGAATAGTGTTGAGTCTTGGACTAACCCGTACAATCGCCCTCTTATCAAGCATCACAATGAGAAGAATGGGAAGATTATCGGCCGCGTGCTTAACGCAGAATACATCACAAGGCAGACATTTTCCGGCACACCTGCTCTCCTATTCACCGTCAATGTTCCTGGCGAAGAAGCTAAGAACGAAATCAAGAACGGCACAGAGAGCACAGTATCTATCGGGGTTATTGCACATGACGTTCGGTGCAGCATTTGCGGCCAGCAGTTAGCCGGCGGCGAAACTTGTGAACACGAACGCGGTGTTACATATAACGGCGAAACATGCTACTGGGACATTCACAGCATGGAAGCCAAAGAATTAAGTTATGTGATTGTACCGAGTGATGTCTATGCGAAGAACCGCAAGATATACACGGCTACAACAAAGTCGGGAGAAAAAACTCAGATAACTGAAAGCCTCGACGACTCAATCAAAAAAGGAGAACAAAAGCAAATGGCAGCAGAAGAAATTCAGAAAGAATTGACTGAGGCTAAAGCTAAGATTACGACTCTCGAAGCCACGGTGTCTGAGCTTACCGAAGCACAGAAGGCTTCCGAAAAAACCGTAACTGAGCTTACCGAAGCAAAATCTGCACTTGAGAAGCAAGTAGCTGAACTCACAGAAGCAAAAGCAACTCTCGAACAGCAGGCAAAAGACGAAGCAGCTCTTAAAGAGGGTTTGGAGTCTTCTCTGGAAGAAACCAAGGTTGCTCTCAAGAACAGTCTGGTTGAAACGATGCAGGCACTCCGCAAGGCGGCCGGCAAGAAAGAACTTGACGCTGAGACAATCAAGAATCGCTCTGAGGACTCTCTTAATGACGCAATCATGGACCTCAAAGAAGAAATGTCGTCCACTGAAGCAAGTCATCAGGCAAGTGCAACGCCCGAAGCTGGTTCCGTAAAAGACCCCACTCTTCAGGAGAAGGAAGAGGAACACGCTAGCGGCGTACATGTAACAGAAAGCAATGAGAACGAAAAGATTGACCTGGAAGCTGGTCTTAGCCAGTTGCTCTCAGGCATGGTTTCTTTCCACAAGTAATAGGAGGACTAAATAACAATGGCATTGCAACCGAATTCTTTTTCCGCACAGGAACGCCTCCAGCCAGGCGCTCGCGGTGAAATCTTCCAGGCTAACCTGCCTGGCCATCGTGATGGTGCTGACCGCATCAACCGCACACAGAACTTCATGAACGTATCCCAGCACGACGTACCGAACATCAAGTATGAGTTCGACTATCGTCTGCCGGTTCTCTTCAAATATGGCTTTGACTTCGGCTTTAACCAGGTCGTAGTTCCGAAAGGCCGTCTGGTAGCCGCTGACCCGCACATGGATCTCGTAGATTTCGAATCCCAGAAGCAGTTCAATACGCTGACGCTTGCTAACGGCGGTGTTCCTGTTCGTCTGCGTAAGACTGGCGACCTTTACAAAAACTCTGGCGGTTCTGCTACGGCTCTGGTTTCCAGCGAAGCTCAGGGCAAAGAACTCCACAACATCGGCAAAGATTGGACGCCGGTGCGCGGCATGGAAGAAGCTTATGCTGATGGCTGCTATCGTCCGTTTGCCAAGGCTGTTGCTGAATCTGGTGTAGTTGCTGAATTCTACGGTGCTGCTGCTCAGCTTTCTGATGCTAAATACTCTGTAAGCGCTGAGACTGGCAAGATTGTTGCTGACGGCGAAGAAGTAGCAGATGTTCGTCCTGGCAATGTTCCTTTGGGCGTAATCCAGCGCAATGAATACACCCGTGACTCTGACGCATTCAACGGCATCATGCCTGGCCCGATTCTCACGGATTCCATGATTGAGCTGCCGTGGTTCGCTTATAAGGACAAGGCAGAGCAGAATCCCTGGGGTAGCGCATACGGCGTATTTAAAGTCGGCGACCTCGTTAAATCCGACGAAAATGGACGCTTCACTCTGTCCCCGCTGTCCTCTGAAGCTGCTATTGCTTCCATGACCCCGGCCGAAATCGAAATCGAACGTCAGCAGGTAGTTGGTCAGATTTACTCCACCAACAAGGAACTCATTCCGGAAGGTGCTGCTCGTTGGGCTGAATGGGCTCTGGAAGACAAGCTGAACTTTGAAGGCTTCAATCCGGCTGTGTACCGTCAGAACAACCGCCGTGGCGAAGATGCTGTTAATAGCTCTCCGTTCAACAGCAAGGGCGAATATCCTGGCTATCCGTACGACAAGAACTACCTGAACCATGACCTGCACATGCTCGCATCCACGGGCCGCAAGGACAACTACGATCCGCGTATGAATCCTGAGTTCCGTCTTGGCGAAATGGGTATCCCTGGTCTGACCGACGGTAAGAACGCTGTTGTTCGCAATGTTGAGCCGCACAAGGCAGGCGTTATCCACGCTACCAGCAAGGACTATGTTGAACAGTTCTTCCGCACGCTGGACGTTGATATCGAAGAAGGTTCGCTGCAGGTTGCTATCGGTAACGAAGCATTCACGAACTGCGTAGAAGGTGCTGTACTGCACGAAGCATTCCGCATCAAGTATGCCTCCGAACTGCAGGGCATTGTTGTAGTCGAAGTTGTCGACAAAGCAAAAGCAGACACATTCCTCGCTGAACACAAAGACGGCGCAGTTGTTAAGTTCAAGTATCAGAAGCGTGGCCTCGTAGGCGTTCCGACCTTCATGGATTGGGATGGTATCTGCGGTAGCGTTAAGATTCTGATGACGAAGTAATTAGGGGCGTTGTGGGAGAGCACAGCCTCTCCCCTGCCTTATCCATATTATCGATTTAACTAGGAGGACACACTCTATGTCTATGAACATGGCAGAAACTCTTGCCAATATTAAGAAGCTGCAGGATGCGGCTAAGGCCCAGGAAAAGGCATTTGCCGAGGGCAAAGAAGGTTCTGTGAAGCCGAAGGTTGCTTCCTCAACTTTTGACCTGATGGAAAAAATGGTTCGCAATATCTATGGTGACTTCAGCGCAGGCCGTACGAGCATCCAGGAATCCCTGATGTCCACGGATACGATTAAGCTGATTCCGAAAGTTATCGAAGGTCAGCTCCGCGAGGCTGCTGAGCCGGAACTGCTCGCTACCCGCTTCATGAACACTGTTCACGTAGAAGGTGGCACTTCATCTGTATATGTTATCCCTGTTGTCGGTGAGCTCCATGCTAGCGAAGTATCCGAGGGCGGCCGTTACAACGAAGATAGC